TGCCCACCACAAAACGGACACGGTTTCAATTCGCTCATCTCATCCTCCTTCATGCTTTCCTCACGCTCACGCTGGGCGATCCCTCAGTCCTGAACTGTGCTATTTCTGGGTGCGCGGCGGCGTAACCGTCTAATGCTTTGGTATCCCAACTGACACGCGGTTTTGACCAAACGAAGCTGTGGTATGTGCCTTTGACCGTGCGACCAGCAGATAAAACTTCCTGCTTGATGTCGGCTTCCAGCATCGATTTTTGTTGCGCAAGTTCGTCAACTTTTGGGTCAAATTCTGCGTCAATTTCTGCGAGTTTTTCTTTGATTTCTGGTGTCAAAACTTGGTCAATTAGTGCCTGTTTTTCTTGATGAATCAGGTCGATTCCTACACCTAAATCTGAATATTTTTCAATCTTTTCGTAAACATCCATGTTGTTCTCCTTTTGTCTAAAACGGTATGCTGTCGTCATCAGCCATTGGGTTGACCACGAAGCTCTTGCCACACTTGCTGCACAAATAAGTATGTGGTCTGATCGGCATCCCCTTCTTGCTGGGGTCTACTTCTTTGAACGTGCGCTCAGACTTGCAGTGCGGGCACGGCGGGTTGTATAATTTGTATGCGCTGAACAACCTGTCAAGATAAACGTCGTCTGTAGAATACATATCACTCATCCCAATACCCTTCGTATTTCTCTGCCAATGCCATCAGCCTGCTGTAAGTGTTCTCTAACTCTCGTTCTTCAAACTCAGTCCAGACGTACATTTCGAGTATCTCTAATATCCCATGGGCTTCACTCCTCAGGTCTTTTGTTCTTGGCAACTCAAGCGCTTCATCGTACTTTTGGTATTTCACCTTCGCCATTAATTCAGTCATCCAGGGTTCGAGCTTCGTCATCTTGTACTCCTTCTGATATTTGAGTGTAGTAATCGCAATGCTCACAGCGATAAACATCTTTACTTTCTCCCCAACTGCTGGTTGCCAGTCCGTCATATAACAGCTTGCCACCGCACCACGGACAATACATATTTTCTTTTGTCATTTTTGCTCCTGTTCTAATTGTCTCAAAAAACGTTCTCTTTTTTCACTGTCCTGCTCGTTCCCTTCTTGTTTATCCAGGCTTCCTATCATCGATTGTACCTGCCAGGGCGTAGGTGGCTGACCTTTCTTTCCACGCCAGTCTTCTGTTTGCCACCACGCTGAAAATTCAGCCACTTTTTCGGGGGTATATCCATTATCCAGTAATCTGCTTGCTACTTTGTGTAACATTGGAATATTGTCGGAATATTTTAGAGACGTGGCATCTGCAAGCGCTGTCGCCAACGGTCTTATGGCTTCAACAGGATGTTTTGATTTACGTTTTGACTTTGGTTCTGGTTTGCCAGACTGTAAGTCTGAATCTAATGTAGTAGTCTCTGTTATTAACAAGGTATCATTTTGACACGTTGCAATGGTATCAATTTGACCTGATGGCAGGGTATCATTTTGATACTCTGGCTCTGTTTCTGCCATACTAAAAACATTGTCAAGTTTCTCGTAGTTGATACGATAAAACTTCTTGCGGTTAGTAGATTTACTCTGCCGTGATACCACGATGCCGTCCTGTTCGAGCTTCAAGAATGTGCGTTTGATGGTGATCACACTCCAAAATGGGAACTGTTCATGCCACTGTTTGTAGGTGTTGTATACCCAACCGTCCTTGGATTTCAGAGACCAGTAATGCAATTGCTGTACGATAATCGCTTCGTTCAATCCGATAGCGCAAGCCAGTTGCGGCAGGATTTGAAGGGGCGGTTCGGGTATAAGTAGTTTGCTCATATGTTACTCCTTGTTATCCTGCGTTGTACGAATCCACTACAATACCAGGCTCTATCCCATCGACCGCTGTACCAATAAGCTCAATGGTAATGTCGAGCTTAGTGTTTACTTTCTTGTGATTCACATACCCATAGTGTGTCCAGTCATCTAAGTTCTGCTCAATTAGGGCTTTTGCGTCTTCCTCATCGGGCGCTGCCACTACTGCGCTGTCATACTGGTCGTAGCCATGCCAGTCGTTTCTTGTAATAAGATATAGGTTCATAGTCGTTCCTTATGCCAGGTTACGAAGCCACCTGGCGGGGCTACTACAACTTAGAAGGATTCGATAAGGATGTTTTCGATTTCTTCTTTTGCGAAGGGGTCGATCTCGCCATCGCTAAGTCCTAACCATGCGTACATGGCTGTCATTGTTTCTGGTGATAGCTCGGCAAGGGCGGCAGTACCAAACAGATAAGTGAGCATTGTAGTAATGTCTTTCTCTTCATAGCTACCAGTAATTGCTTCGATAATCTCAGCCTGTACTTCGCTCTTGGCGGGCTTAGCGCTCTTTGCTCTTGTTTCAAGCATAGACTTCAGCTTCTCAGGTGCAAGCGGGCGTTTGTTAGAGCTTGACGATTTAGGCCGGGGATTGGCAGGTGCAGGTTTAGCTGGGGCTGGGGCTGTTTCAGTGAACGAGCCATCAATGTAGTCTTCCACGTCTTGGGTAAACCAGTCGGATGCGTTAGTTGCGTTGAGTACAGCAGCCACGAGCGCTCGTTTCTGTGCCATTTTCTGGATGGTATTTACAATGTCTGCCACGTCTGGGTTAGCCACCCTGCCTGTGTGCTGGCTTTCAATCGCTGGGTCGCCGTCTTTGAACTTAGCACCACAGCCACCTTTTTTGTTGAAGCATATCCAACCACCACCGTACTCGGCTTTGCCTTTGATGATGGCTTCTGCTCCACATTCGGGGCAGGTCCGTTCTGCCTTGCGGTAGCGGTACTTGGTTTCCCAGCTATTGCATGATCCTTCGCCTTCTCCTGCCACAATGCCCTGCCGTAACAGCTTGACTTTGTAGAAGAAGTAGAAGAACGGCTCTCCGCCGTGGTCCTTGCCAGTCCAGTCCGTAACCTTTTCGATAATCTCGTAGGTCACGGTCAGACCAAAGAATGCAGCGAGTTTCTCTGCGCCTGGCTTGAGCAATACTGCCTTGTTGCCTGTGCCTGGGATTGAGCCGTAGTCCACGTCTTTGTTTAAGACCTTATCAATAAAGTCTTTCATGTCCTGATAGCGGGTCAGTGCTGTTTGTACGTTGACTACAGGGCTGAGGTAGTTGCTGGCGTTTGAACCAGCGTTGTATTCGATAATCTCATTCATTGTTAGTATCCTTTTTCTAATAGTTGTTTGGTCAATGAGCTAAATTCCTGCTCTTTCTTCATTAAGTCTAATACGATAGTATTTAAGGTGTCTTGCGCTTCTTCGCACATGGCTTCGGCTATGTCTCGAACAGCTTTCAGTCCCCTTATATCATTTGCTGTTCTTTCGATAGTCTTTAATAGGTCATTCATTTTCAGTCTCCTTCTGTTCTTCTAAGTAATCCAGGAATGTCAGGATTTCTTTCATTTCGTCTCTTGTGATCCAAAGATTAGAGATGAAGGACCACCTGTCGTTTACAAAATCGAATAAGATAGTTCCTACGTTTGATTCTGGTTGGCTGGTCGTTGTGACTTCGTACTGAAGTCCGCCTGCCTGCGCGATGAAGTTGAAACTTCCTTTTGCCATAATACTCCTTTCGATAATCTAAAACATGGTTAGTTGACCACGCTCTTGCATAAGCAAGGCGGGTGCGGCAAGTAGTATGCGTCTTGCCGTTGGGTCTATGATTGTAACTTCTTTTCCAGCTTCCCATCCATCTTGCGGGTTCATCCAAGCAAGTAGGGCTATGTAATCTTCGTCTGCTGGTGTGCGTTTGCCTGTGATGTACTCTAACGCTTGGCCCGTTAGGTCTTGCTTGTTGTTGAATAGGTCTTTGAGCAAGTCCTTTACTACCCGCTTTTGTGCGTTGGTAGCTTGCAGTGGGAATAGGGTTGTGTTTCGATATTCTTTTAGATAATCCATCTGTCTGCTCCTTCTTGCTTATGTAACAAGGATATCACATTTGATAATAAAATGCAATAGCAATCTGTTCTATAACAGCTGATTAATTCGATAAAGTCTCCTTCCACGGCTTGCTTGGCCAGATAGGATAGCTGAAACAGCCGTTCCCTTCTTCGTCAATGCTGTAAAGAGATATGTGGTATGGTCCTGCTGGTATGCCTTCTTTGTTTTCTTCTCTCCATATGTTGAGAGCGTAGCTGAAGAAGTAATACCAGTAATCATCCAGCTCGTGTTTGCGTTTCTTGTCATAGAGTAGCAAGGTCAGCATAAGCTTCGATAATCTTACTGTGACGTCAAGTGGGATGTGGTCGTGAGTAAAATCTAAGAAGTATTCTTCCACAATTTCCATTGTTAGTTTGTGTTTATTCATTCGATAATCCTTTCTACTTTCTGTCCCAGTCGTTTAGTTTGCAAGCTAAGTATCCTGCGGTAAAGCATAGTATGTAAAGTAAGAAGTCAATGAGCGGTATCATTTTGATGCCTTTCTGTTAGTAGTTAGATGGTAGTTGTTTATATTCTTCTGCCGTATAGATTTTATATTCCTGGTCTTGTGCGCGTGGTGGCAGATAGGCGTTCCGTTTCTCTTGGTATCTATGCAACACCAGATTGCCTTCGCTGTCATAACCTATGATTTTATGCAAGTCACGTTTGCAATGGACCTTCAAGCCATCCATTATGCCATGACCTTTCAAGCTGATGTAGTTGTCAATGTTCGCTTCGATAATCTCACGGTTATTTATTACATAAGGTTTCAAGGCTTCACTAACAGCGTGATACTGTCCGATGAGTTCCCAAAACAGTTCGCTTTGTCCTTCTGTTTCTTGCACTGCTGTAATTCTGTCATGCAATTCTTTTAAGTCTTGTTCGGTGTGTTTCATTGTTGTTCCTTTCTTGCTTCTTTTCTAATTACCAAACTGGGTTTGGGTCGTCAAGTATCCAATCCGCGCCAAACTGTTCCGCGTGCGCACTAACATAAGCGTCGAAAAAAACCTGGTTAGTGCAAGGTGCCAGCTCGTTGTGCAGCTGCTCTCGGATATCGTCGTCCATTAGGTTGACGGCGGTAGCAAAGTTTAATTCCTTGCCGTACTGGTTGATTACATTCTGTGTTGTTGCTGTCATTAGTTTCATTTCGTTTCCTTTTCTGCCTGGATACAATGCCTCCAGGCGGGCGCTAAGGTTCGATAATCTTATTAGTTCTATCTCATCCAGTACAAGGTGATGTTATAGGGCTTGCGTTTATAGCTTCCTTTCATTGGCGGTATGCTGATTACTGTTTTGATTAACTTGCCATCGTCTGTGTGGGTTATGGTTGGTTTACCTGGTGACTGGTAGTGGCGGGCGTGTGATAGTGCTTCTTCGATAAAGCAAGGGTAGGGGTAGGTAGAGTAACAGAATCCGTTATTTACCTTTTGTGCTTCCTGTTTTAGTAGGTCTGCAAGGGTGGTTTTCATTTCGATAATCCTTTCTTAGTAGGGTCGTTTAATCCAATTGAATTTGTGAATGGCTCTGGTGGCGTGGTCAAGGGCTTGTTCCAATGCGATAATCTCTACGTTGCTGGGATCGTCCATATGGTCAAGCTTGATTGATTCCGTCAAGTCGTCTATTTCCTGAGCAATGTCGTCAAGCTGGTTCGATAATCTGATCGCGGTCTTATATTGTCTGTTGGTCAAGGTGATGTGCTTCATGGTTTAGCTTCCTTTCTTTTCCGACTTTGCTTCCTTGTATTTCTGGTTTAGCAGTTTGATTTTCTCTTGTGCTTGGATGTAGTCGGCTGTTGCTTTTGCAATGTCGCCTGCGTTGTTGCCGTGTAAGTAAGCATGTTCGGCTTTGTCCGATATTTTCCATAATCTTCTAAGTTCTTTGTGATAATCTTTCGTGGTCATTTCGATAATCCTTTCTGCCGGGATGGGTGGCCTCCCGGCGGGCGGTTGGTTGGTTCGATAATCTTTAATCGAACCTGTTGTCTACAATTTCCTCTGGCAAGTCGAGGCTGTCATATACGATCTTTGGAATTTCAAGTCCTCTGTTGCCTTTCCAAATGTAATACTCGTACTTGTCCTTGGTCTTTTTATATTCGAGGTGTACGCGCTTTGCGGTGTGGTTCTCGATGTAGGTTCTCTTAATCTCTGGGTTAAATACTGGCAAGTAAAGCTTCAATGTTGTTATTCTTCCTATGCCATAATTACGGGGTTTGTTTAGGGCTTCCTCTAACTGGTTGTTCATTTCGATAATCCTTTCTGCCTGCATACAATGCCTGCAGGCGGGGCTGGTGGTTGGTTATGCGTTTGTTATTGGTTTTTCTTTTCCAAAGAGTATAAAGTCATTTTCGGGGGCGTAAAATAAGTAGCCAGAATGCCTCCAGTCAAGTAGTTCAAGGGTTAACGTCCCGTGTGTTCCTGGTGCGGTTGAGTAAAATCGCCTCATAACGGTAAAATCATCCGTGGCTTTAAGTTCTATGTCTGTTCTCGCTTTGTTCCCTGATGGGGTTCTGCGGTTGTATGCTTTGATTGTCATTTCGTGTTTCGGTTGTGCTCTCATGGTCTGATTTCCTTTCTTTCTAACGTTGGTCAAGGTGGCGGGCTGTGATTAGGTCTTCAGCTATTAGGCGGGCGGTTTTTAGGGCTTCTTTTGCCGTTCTAAGGGCTTCTGTTAGTTCTTCCGTGTCAAGTGGCAGGGCGTTGCTGTAATTGAGGGCGCCTTGGGTGTTGTTTTCCGTGTCTGTGATGTTGTCAATGATGTTTTCAATGGCGGTCCTAAGTACTGGGTTGAGTGGGGCGGTCATGGCCGGGTTTCCTTTCTTGATGCTGGGTTTATGCGTTCCATAAGTGGGGTTTGTTGCGTCTGATTGATTGGTAGCCGTTATGGCTGATGACTACATGGTCAAGTAATGGCAAGTCTAACAATTTGCAGGCGTTGATTAAGCTTGTAGTTAGGCTTTCATCTTGCGGGCTGGGTGCGGGGTCTCCTCCAGGGTGATTGTGGAAGACTATTATAAAATCGGCTTCGCTCTGTAATGCTGGGCGTAAAATGTCTTTGATATCGATGCGTATTTCCGAATTTGTTCCGATGTAATTAAGCGTGACGCTGATTAATCGTAATTGATAATTCAATGCCACTGTATAAAATCGTTCTTGTCGTGATTCTACTATTTCAGGGTCTATGATTTTAATCAGTTCTTCGGGCGTTGCCACTTTTGGGCGGGTGTCTGCTTTGTAGGTGGCGGTTAAGGTGTTGTCAAGGATGTAGCGGGCGGGCTGTGTCATTGTGATACCTTTCTGCCTGGATACAATGCCTCCAGGCGGGCGGGTCTGATCTGGTTTAGAATGCTTGATATAAGTAGGTGTTCGGGTGGTTGTCTACGATAATAAGAATAGTATTATCTTCGACGTACTGAATAACGTCCTCGAGGGTGTCGCCTGGGTTCTGTCCGTAATTACTGATTAGTTCCTCGGCGGTGTCTTCGTTCCAATCGCATCGAATTGCAACGATATCGAATTCCAATTCTTCCCCGGTTGATTCCTCATATTCCTCAAGGGCATCCGCCAATGCGTGTGCACCCTGGCGTGTCCAACATGCATTCTCGTCATTGAATAAAGCGTTTACGATCTCGTAGTGGTTTAAAGTGTGTTTCATGGTTCGGGCTTTCTCCCGGTTATTATTACCGACCGGGGGCGGGTCTGGGTGGGTGGGTGTTAACTGTTGTGGCTTTCTAAGTAGCTTAAAATCTGGGACTCTAAGGCTGATAATTCGTTGTAGATTTCTTCTGCTTGGTCAATGAGTAGGTCTCTTTGGGCTTTCATATACTTGATAATGTGCCACTGGCTTAGTTTCTCTCTAATGTCAATTTGGGCGCTTATCGTGTCAATCTGGGAGTATATGTACTGACGGTATACTTTGAGCTCTTGTGCTTTTAAGGCTGCTGAGATGTAGGTATCGTTGTTCATTTTGTTAACCTTTCTATGCTAAGGGGTTGAGGGGGTTCGGGTCTTGCTGGTCTTGCTATTCGGTTTTCAATGTGCTGATGTTTCTCTTTATGCTTTTAGTATAGGCGCGGCTACTATAATTACAATAGTACAAAAGTACTATTTTTTGAATTTAGGGGTATTAGTGGCATATAGTACTTAAGTATTAGTAAGCTTTGTATAAGGTTTCAAGGCGTGGCGGGGTGGTTTTGGGTGTCCGTCTTTAGGTAAAATGTCGGCTTGATTACTTTGGGGTGTTCTGGTGTTGTTAGGTTGTTGGCATTGTGATAGCTGGTATAATGTGCAGTGTACTGTACTGTATGGCGTTGGGTGTTGTGCGTGCAGCTGGTGCAAGGGTGATGGCGTGATGGCTGATAGCTTGCGGGCTGGCGTGGTGTGCGTGACGGCGTTATGGCGTTATGGCGTTATGGCGTTATGTGGGGAAGCGTGCCGATGATTACGGAAGCAACGGTGGCACAACGAACAAGAGGGGGGGCATGTACAGAAAGAGAAGAGAGAAAGCAGGATATACCATCACGGAAACTTTAGTGGCTTAAAAGGAAAGGTTGTAAGATACAAATGGATAACACAAAGATAGACATAGTACCGAAGAGGAACAACAGGCGAGCGGACTTATGGAGCAAGATAAATCCAGAGAAGATAGACGTACATCACAAAATAAGTCCAGAAGCAGTAAAGGCGATGATACGGTTAGTAGAGTTAACTGGGATGACGCAGGGGTCTATTATAGAGATGGCGGTAGTGGCGTTATTAGTAGGGATGACGAACAATCCGTATTATGAGGGGTTATTAGATAATAATGCGACAATGCAGAAGATAAAGCACAGATACCCAAAGAGCATAGACAAGTTTGGATTTGACAAAGTAAGGGAGAGGGCGTTGAAGGGAAGAACGCCCATACAGAGGAAGTGGTTGAGAGACTTTGTAGAGAAAGACGAATTATACAAAAAGAATGGGAAAGTAGAAGAAGAAGATAAAGAAGTGTAGTACAATATAGATGCTCCTTTTGCCAGCCCCACCAGTGTCCTCAACCGTTACTACACGAAGAGACAGGGTGGGGCTTTCGCTTATAATAACAATTAGGCGGATTTGAAGTTATAATAACAACTGGAGAAAACAGATGCCAACATACGTATATAGATGTCCGAAGTGCAGCAGGGAAAAGGTACAAGTCCGCAGCTATGAGGTGGATGAGACAGCAGCGCCAGAGTGTGAGCGCTGCAAAGTGAAGATGCACAGGTCCTGGAATGATACACCAGTGATATTCAAAGGCAAGGGGTTCTACAAAACAGATAATAATACTGTATAATAAAATTGTTGAGGAGGATTAACCTATGAAACAAGAAACAGAATACAACCCCAAGTCAAGAGGTGCGAAGATTGCTGACCTTGTCACAGGTCGTTTGAGCAAGCAAATCAAGGTAGAGCTGCCAGAGGAAGGTGTTACGCTGGTAGAACGGCGCATTATCCTGGCTGAAGCGCTTATTCAGCTGTTAACAACTGGAGAAGTAAAGCTGCCTGACAGACGTGACCCCGACACTGGAGAGCTGATAAAAGGCAAAATCTTCACGTATGATGCCGATGGGTGGATTGAGCACGTCACCAAGCTTTTGCGCTACATTGAGCCGCCTGTTCAGCAAATGGAAGTGAACGACATCAAGGGCGTTTTTATGAGCAAAGACTTTGAGCCAGATGAAGAATGAGCTGGTCCAGTGGAGTGAAATTGTAGGCTTCACGCCAAAGCAGTTAGAAGCCTACAAAGCTATCCATAAATATAAGTTTTTGTTATATGGCGGTGCTCGTGGTGGTGGTAAATCAAGATGGGGCAGGTGGTCACTTGCCTCTTTGCATTTATACTGGGCTTCAAAGGGGATAAGAAACGTCACGACAGGGCTGTTCTCTCGCACTTATACTGATTTACAAGAGCGCCAGATAGCAAAGATAGGCGCAGAGTTCCCAGATTGGCTCGGTACGCTCAAAGAAAGCAGAGAACACGGTCTCGCTTTCTACATAGACAACAAGTTTGGTGGTGGCGCTATCACTTTGAAGAACCTGGATGACACTTCTAAGTATAAAAGCGCTGAGTTTGCTGCTATTTTTGTGGATGAGCTGACTGAAAATCAGATAGACGTATTCAATACCCTGCTCGGATCGCTCAGATGGGCGGGTATCAGCCACACCCCCTTCTTTGCAGGCTCTAACCCTGACGGTATTGGCAACGAATGGGTATATAACTACTTCATTGAGAAGGAATATCCGCCAGAAATGCAGAATATGGCTAATCAATTCCATTTTGTGCCTTCAAAACCAGGGGATAACCCCTATTTAGACGAGAATTACTACCAAATGCTAAATTCTTTGCCACCAGACCTCAAAAAAGCGTGGGTAGACGGCGAATGGAACTTGTTTAAGGGGCTTGCCTTCAAATCTTTCAAGAAAGAGACCCACGTTATCGAGCCTTTCTACATTCCAGAGCATTGGTCACGCATTATAGGCATAGATAGCGGATACGCAGCACCATTTTGCTGTTTGTTTGGCGCACGCAATCCCGATAATGGACGTATTTATATCTATAAAGAGATTTATAAGACTGAACTCACAGACCAGCAGCAGGCTCGTTTGATTCTGGACTATTCAGACCCAGAGGAACGCAGAGCTGTGAAGTATGCCGACCCTGCTATGTGGGTTAGAAAGACTCAGCGTGAAGTTACATCAAGTAGTAAAATATACGCAGAGAACGGCTTGTTTCTCAGGAAAGGAAACAATAACCGTATTCAAGGGAAAAGGCAGGTTGACCGCTTGTTACAACCGATGGAAGATGGGATGCCAGGTATTGTGTTTTTTGAGAATTGCACTAATATTATTAAACAATTGTCTCACCTGGTTTATGATAAGAACAATCCAGAGGATGTAGACACCAGAGCGGAAGACCATGCTTACGATGCCCTTAAGTATTTGCTTACTTCTGTAGGCGATTACAAGAGGAAAACACCAATAACGCAAACAACTTCACCGTTTGCTAAACTGACGAGGGTATAATGGCTATCAACATAGACGCTTTCAAAAACGCTAAAGACCACGGCGAGGAGTTGTATGCAACTCACTCATCTGCAAGGGCTATCCATAAGAAGATTGATGAGATGATAAATATGAAGTGGAGCGGGCAACCTGACGTTCAGAACGTCAAGGTCACTATCTCACCTTCGGTCCGCAACCAGTTTATGGGAGCTGTTAGAATCCTAACCTCTACTGACCCACAGATAAATGTGCCCCACGATAAGAACAGTGCCCAGTCTATAGCAATGGCTGAGAACATTGAGAAGATTTGTAAAGCCGTCTGGTATCACTCTGGCAGACTTCTACAAAAACCTGTGCATTATGACTTGACTAACGCTCTCTTGCGCTATGGTCAATTTCACCTGGCTGTTACCGACACGACTGACCTTCTGGAGCACTACCGCAATGGGATGACCAATAAAGCTACCCTGGCAAGGTATGAGCGTATTGCTAAGTACACGCCGTTTCTTTTCACCCCCATAGACCCAAAGACTGGCAGCGCTCAGTTTGATGCTTATGGCTTGACCGCTTACTACCGGCAGACTGAAACGACATATGGCAATATCCGCTCTATGTTTGGAGACCGCGAAAGCTACGCTACTAAGAAAGCCACAGAGGTTGTCACCTACAAAGAGTATTGGAGTTTAGAGCACCACTTCACCTGGATTGACGCTGAGGACATACCGTTTATAGGTGCAGATAACAATGGAGAGCACGGCTTGCCGATTATTCCGATTGTAGTGCAGTCTGCTGAGGGTGTAGCGTTTGAAAAAGACCCTGAGCTGAAATCACAGTCTTTCCTGTATGGTGTTCAGAAGTCCGAGATGTGGGAGCGGTTGAACCTAATCAACACGCTCAACTTCACCAACCTGTTTGCCTACGCTATGCAGCCGGCTTTTGTGCACGAGAAGGGCGAGCAGGACAGCGAGATAGTTCCTGACTTTTCTGTGGCAGGTGGCGTATTACATCTGAACCCAGGCGACAAGTTCGGTCCTATGAAACGTGAAGTAATCAATCAGGACATTATGTTTAGTAAGCAGATGCTCGACCAGCAGATAGAAGAATCCACTATGTATAAGCAGGCGCTTGGTGGTGGAAACCCTGGCAATGCCGCCTTTTCTACCATTGCCCTGTTATCGCAGTCTGGGCGCTTGCCATTGATTGCACCCCAGCGCTGCGGTGGTGCTGGCATTGGGCAGGCATTTGAAACGATGTTTGCTCTAATGAAAGACAACCCGACCAAACGCACTTACCTTTCAGAACACGGTCTTGAACAAATAAAGACGGCTGAGATCCCTGACGACCTTATTATTGATGTGAAGCTGGAAGCCGACTTGCCACAGGATAAACTGCAGATGGCTAACGTGGCAGCGATTATGAAACAGAACAGCTTTGTTTCTGACGAATGGATTAGAGAGAACATTCTCGGTATCGGGCAGTCTGATGATATGACTAAGAAGATTGTTGAAGAGCGCTTTGCTGATATGCGTATTGAAGAATATTTCACTGGCGCTATGCGACAAGAGATAGAGCTGCAGATACAACAGCAGATGGCTCAACAGATGGCACAGCAACAACAGATGGCACAGCAACAACAAATGATGCAACAGCCACCTATGCCACAAGGTATGCCACAGGGCGCAATGCCCCCAGGTGGTATGCCACAAGACATTCAGTTTGACCCAGCGATGGGTGGAATGCCACCAGTAGTAGGCAAGGGCGCTATCCCTGCCAGCCGGCCTAACATGAAGCCAACTTCAGCCAATGGTGAACCGCAAGGTATTCAGGAAGGTGAAATGTGATAACAATCAGAGATGCGATAGATGCTTTTATTAAAGCAAAAGCTTCGTTTATAGAAATACAGACGGAGTTTGAAACAGCTTGGGCTGCGCCTGCGGATAGAGCAATTAGCAGAATGCTCGCACAGCAGATGAAAGGCATGCCAGAAGTCAATCAAGAGGAATTGTCTCAATTAGAGAACGAGATAGGAGTATGATATGCCACCCA